CTGTACATAACTGATCTCCGTACACCTGCTTCAGTGCGTTTAGTTCCTCCTTGAACTTGTAGAATATACCAATTTTAGATGCACAAAAATTATCGTAAATAAAATTCGCCTTGCTCAGGTCCAGGATCATGGAGTTGCCACTCTCAAACTTTACTGTTCCGCTGTACATCTGGTGTAGCTTCATCATAAGTTTAACTGGGGTGTCTGCAAGTATCACATCCTCAGTGCCTTCAACCACCAGGTTTTTCTGTAGCTTGGATGTTAGCCTGTATGTCACCTCTTCCATTTCAACCTCCAGCACCTCCTCCACAATGTTGTTATCAAAACCTGCCTCCTTCTGAGTAAATCTTATGGTGTAGGGGTTCATCTTATCAACGATGGTTTCATGTCCCCTGGAGTAGTCGTTAATCATCATGGAGTTTATCATTCTCTGCTTAACATCCACGTAGTCCTTTGCGAACTTATAAAAACTAACGTACTTCTTGAATGGGTTGTTAGGAATACCATACACCTGGTGATACATTTGACTGTAACTCTCAGGTGTTGGTGTCCCAGACATCAAAATAACCTTACTCTTGCTCTTCTTAATCAAAGCCTTCACATCCTTGGCGCGTTTATTAGGCTTAGGTATAGCACCCAAACTATGCGCCTCGTCAATGATTACTATGTCCCACTTAATATTCTGTGGAAGCTTATGCATACTCTCGTAGTTTATAGTGAACAACACGAAAGATGCTGGGCACATGAGGTCATAGTCGCCAACGATGGATGATATAGCCTTCTTTTTTGTAAGGAAAAGCACGTGCTCCACACCCATCTGGTCTGCAATACCTAGGCTAGTCTATGTTTTTCCTGTCCTAACCTCCATGGCTAGGTACAGGAATCCATTTTTTTTCAACACATCAGTCCCTCGACCTATAATGTCCTTCTGATAGTCTCTAAATTTTATCATAGCTTATTTATTAGTTGATGTTATACGGTGTTAGCAACTATAAAAGGCTTTTTAAGTAACCTTCTGCCAGCTTTTGTGTCATACTAATATATCCTGTTTCTTCTTCGTGCTTAGTGTATAAAGCCTTTAACAGTTCACTTTGTTTGCTAACACGTAATATAATTAATTGCTCAATTTCTGCTACACTATCAAGGGCATCTAAAACGTTCAACTCATTACCCCCAGCAATATCCATTTTGCAAGTTTCTATATTTTGTTTAAGCTCTGTAATTAATTCTTTTATATTATCCATAATTTTCGTTTTTAAGTCCGCAACTAATCATATTACCATACGTTAGCGTTAATACTATTCCTTTACTATTTCACAATCCCTTTCCGTAAAGTATTCTATTGGGTCAATAAATCCACCACCTTTATCAAAGGCACATTGCCATACTTTTTTATCTTCATTCCAAATAACTCTTTTTACAACTCCAAAACGGTGTTTCAATAAGTTACCTTTTACTATCTCTGTTCCGTTTTTATCTTTGTGTCCTGTATTCATAATGTTATATTTTTAGTTAATAATCCGTACTAATGCTAACACTAAATATATGGCATATAAAAAACGCCACATATTCAAAACGTTAGCATTAATTAAAACTACGCTTCGCTAATGCTAACACGTTGTAATAATTAATAAAAACACTACTTGGTGCGTTCTTTAGCTCTTCGCTCTCTTCTGTTTTGCTTACCATCTTTTAAGTCTCCAAAATGCACCTTTGGTAAGTCCTTGTAAGGGTCTGTAATCTTTAGTGCTTCAGTTTTATAATATTCGTTCATTTCTCTTTCTAAGGTAATTTCTTTTTGAATCTCTTTAGCCCTTGTAAGTATGGCAAAAATTCTCAGTTTTCTAATTAAAATATCTCTTTCCATATCGTGTTTTTAAAAATCATACAACCATCCGTTATACAACAGATAAATCACTAACCCACCTTAAACAAGGGTTACCTCCTCCGTTATATTCTTTTGGTGGCTCTTTATCATACATCACCATATAAGCAAATACTTTTTTACTTGTCCCTTGTATTATCTTTACTATTACCCCATAGCCTAGAAACTCATCATTTATTCTCTGTCCAACTCGTAATTTATCCATTGTATAACATTATTTAAAAATCATTAAAACGCTTTTTACATTTAGCGTTATAACTAAAATAATGAATTTAATTTCTCATCATCTTTATTTTCTACTAAATCAACCTCTCCAATTTCAGTTATATAAATTCCAATTATTCTGTTAAACATACATCTAGCACCAATAGAAGATGTTAATTTGAATGTATCAAAATCTCTGATCAACTTTCTTACAATAGCCAACTTTTCAGCAATTTCATTATCTAATAAGCCGATGTATTGAAATTCCTTCTGTATTCCAACATCAACATAATCAGCATATTTTAAACCATATCTCTTAATTAAACCATCAAAATATTGTCTTTCCCTTCCGCCTCCTAATCCATTCCGATTGCAATCGCTTTTTTGAGAATGTATATTGTGAAGATTCCAAGCTATGCTCATGTTCTTTCCTTTACTATTAAAATGCCCTCCATCCTGCTGCTTACCATAAGGCTTCCCACAATCAATGCAAACATCATAAAAAACATTATCAACCATTCTGGCCAACTTCTGTATTTCCTGTGCTAATACATTTTTATATTTTCTAGGATAAAGATATGGAGCTTTTTCTTTTTTCTCTTTTGCCCAATCCTGTTTTTGTTTTTTATTTTTCTGATCCAAAAGATGCATTGCTTTTGCTGTTTGACAATCTATTTTTTTACACCAATTATCTAAAGAATTGTAAGGAGTGTGTTTCTCCTTACAATTTTTACATTTCAATTCTTTTTTTTTCTTCATAACTTTTCCAACTCATTTATAATGTCATCAATATTTTCCTGAGTCATAGATTCATCACTGCTTTGGTATGATTCTAAATCATAAATCAATTCTTGTCCTTTAAAATAAGCAAAAAGGTTAACTATTTTCTCACTATTAACATCTTCACATTTTAAATTTACCTCTCCAAAAATTTCTTCTTCTTTCTCCATTACATATTGAACAGCTTCAAACTCTCCAATATCATGGTCTTTTAACCATTCACTTGCTGCATGATAACCAACTATAAAATAATCTTCATTAAATAATTTATGATGTAAATCACTTTTGCATTGGTCAATTTGAATTTCATGCATTCCATCAATTGCGTGTTCAATAATTCCTTTTAAATTTTTCATTGCTCTTTAGTTTTTAGGTTTTATATATTATTAATCATTCATTACATCACTTTTTAAACTCAAAAGCAAATTTTCCTCACTTTCATTTTCCAACTTAAATTCCCAAGTAGTCCAAAAATCTCTTTCTGTTACATTGTGTACTTGATTTATAAAATCAAATTCACATAAAAGGTTTTCAAATTCTCCGTTTTTACTGTTATCCATTTGTAATATTAAATTTTCCATTGCTCTTTAGTTTAAATTAATAATGACACAAATATAGGATTTTTATTTAAACATTATCAAATTTATTTAATTATTATAATAAAATTCAATCATTTTATTATCTATCATATTATTAATAGTTTCTTTTTTTACAGGAAATTTTATTGCAGGGTTTTGAATATCAATCATAAACCAAACAGGAAATTTTAAACCATCTTTTCCTTTTGCATTCCCAAACCCTTCAATCTTATAAAATTCTCCTTTCTTGAAATTAACTAAAGTTTTAAGGCACTTCAATTCGCTTTCAAATGATGGGTAAATATTTTTAGCTACTCTCTTTATCATTCTTAATTCTTTTTTTAACATTTTCCAACTCAATTAATAAATCCTTTTTTTCATCTTCCAACTTTTTGATCTTATCTATTGACCTATTTATTAAATCCCTTTTATCTTGTTCCAAAATCATTATTTGGCTTTCCATCTTTATAATTAATTTACATTGGAAAACATACATAACATTTTTTAATGTCAATCTCTCCAGAAATTTATCCATCTGCTGAAGGACTGCCAATTGCTTCTGTGAGGCGTCATCTTTTTTCAACAGCAACTTATTTACCATCGAGGAAAGTAAAGAGCTAAAAACCTGCTTATTTATATCGTGTGATGATGAATAGGATTCACTCTTTGCCATCTCATACAATCTTTGTATTTCTTTATTCTCCATAATTAAAAAGGTGCTGAATCAAAATCATCAAAAGCATTTGCCATTGAACTTTCATTTAACTCAATTATATGTTCTTTGTGAGAATAAAAATGCTGTCCTCCAAACTCTGAAATGTTTTCAAAATATCTTCCTGATTTAATATCATATCTTAAACAAGCAACTCCTTTTATTCCAACAACTTTTGGTTTAGCTTTTGCAATCTTAACCTCAGTAAGATTTCCATCCCTTGAAACTATTATAATTGTTTTACCATTGTTATTCCACTCTGAACCTCCTTTCAAATCATTTTCATCTAATGGTATAACCTTGTTATTTTTATCCTTCCTAGCTCCTTTGGGGTGTATTACTGTATGAAAATGAAGCCCACTCTCTTCAGCTAATTCATTTCGATAACTCAATGTACTTTCCAACCACTTATCTTCTCTGCTAAATCCTGTTGTATCATGCTTCATATAATTCCAACTATCTATTACAGCAGAAAATATTCCAAGTTTATCTTTATTCTCAACAGCAAATTCCCAAAATTCAGAAGGAGTTACTGTCTTTGACCTTGTTTTATTATCTCCTTTTTTTACTGTTGGATTATAAATCTTAAAAACATCTAAAACCTCTGGCAACATTTTAAACATCTCAGCCTCTGTTATTCTATTTTTAATTAATGTTCTTTCTCCTTTGGAATTAAAATAAAACTCCTCAAACTGCTTCCCTGACATTTTATGCATCAATTGACCTATAACCTCCTGAACAGTTCCAGCATCAGGCATATTTATTAAATGCTTATGGCCATAAAACTCATTCTGATTTCTCAATGTTTCAAGTAAAAGCTCAGTCTTACCACTGCCAGGAAAACCTGTCCAATCAGTTATGCCTCCTTCTTTAATTGAATAATGTTTTGCCAATCCATTAAATCCTGCATAAAAAGTTTGACCTCCTCCTGTATCATAATGCTCTGACATTTTATCTCTTATCATTTCCTCTGTTACTATCTGATCCATTTTAAATTCCTTTATTTAATCGTTTAATCCTATCCTCCATCGGTTCAGCCTCTGGATTATCTATTATGTATTGTTTAATCCAAATTGAAACCTCCTGAGTACTCATTCTAAAAGTTCTGCCATAATCTCCCAAAGCTCCATTCTTAATAGCTTGTATTATATGCTTCTCTTCTACATTATTAAACTTATAAACTATATCCTTTGAAATCTCCTCAACTCTTTTAGGTTCTAATCCTACCCTTTCAAATGCTAAAGAAACAGATAATGATAATTTTTTACATTTCTGGATATTCTTCTCTAATTGATTTTGTGAAATCTGTAAATTGTTTTTCATTTGTTTTGTTTTTAAACTGTTCATAAAATACGACAATGAATTTGACACCATCTTTATTGTTCTTTCTTAGCTTGGTAAGGCTCATAAAATTTTTACTCCAAAAATCATCAGCCCTTACTTTATGTGTAATACTCTCAATTATTCTATAAGGTATTTTATCAATCCTATTTAATTTATCAATAGTATCTAACCATTTAGGCTTCTGTGTTTCATTAGGATGTAAATTATCAGGAAAAGAAGTCAAACAATTATCTAAACAATTGTGTATCTCTTTAGAGTACACCTTTTCTTCTTGTTCTTTTACTTGTTCTTTTACTTGTACTTGCAAAGGGGACCCCTTGAGGGGGTCTACTATGCTTATGGTATCATTGAGCTTTATGCCTGTTGCATCTTCAAACCCCTTAACTTGTTTGTCGATAGAATGTTTTTGACTTATGTAAGCAAACTTTGCAATACCTTTTAAATTATCAGGCTCTTTCCCTAAAAATTGTCTATCTAATAATGCATTGATGAAAGGTATTTTATCTGAATCTTCAAGCTCATTATAAATATCAAAATAACTCCTAAAGAAATTGAAACCTTTTCTTTTAGTTTTCTTTTCAGCCATTGTTAACCTCCTTAATCTTATTAATTTCAGACCTTAAAACTTTATGCAATTTAATTGCAGTTGAGACATCTAAACAAATAAAACTTGGAGGATGACCATTTATATCTATTTCAATATAAATCTCATTTTTTGAATTAGCATAACACTGTAAATAGTGTTCATTTGTTTCACTTTCTTTTGTTCCTAAAAAGGACATTTTTATGTTTGCCATAATATTGATGGTTTTAAGATTACCATAAACTATTAAATAAAGAAGCCTTTAACGGTTCGTTGATTGCAGCAACTCCCCATTAAAGGCTTTAAATGTGTTTGAATATTATAACGACTGCAATTCGTTTTAACTTCGATAGTTCAAATATAATACTTTTATTTAATATATATCAAATTATTTAATTTGTTTTATACATATTCTCGCTTCACTATCCATCCAACAACCAACAGTTTTGTAAATAGGAACTCCATCAAACATTGTCTTGTTAGTTTCTACATGCTTAATAGAGAAAGTATCAGATAAAAATTTGCTCACACAACTCTCATTGCAATCAAACATTTCTGCAATTTCTTTTTGTGTAAAAACTGATATTAGCTTTTGTAATTTATCTTGACTTAAAGCCTTAAAAAAATGTATTCCTTTCATTACAATCCTTTTTTTAATTCAACAATCGCCATCTCAACTCTTGCAGTTAATATGTCTTTATCCTCTTGTGGAACAACAAATTCCAAAGCATTAATATCATTATATTTTTTGCCTTTAATCAAATAAGGTAGTTCTTCATCCTCTGCCCAATTAATAAAAGCAAACCTATTATTTTGCTCTCCAATATGCTCCTCAGCCAATACTCTTATATCTTCTAAATCTTCCTTATAGGGAGCAAAACAAACTATCATTGCCTTATCCCTTTCACAAAGTATTGCATTTGATACAAGCTGCCAATAATATTCAGGATGGTTTTCTTTAAAAACCTCAACCCCTTTATCCATCGAATCAACCAATTTGCAAAACCCTTTCAAAGTCCAAGGGCATTTAATATCTCCAACAATCTCATCAGTTAAAAGATCAGGCATTCCACTCCAATGCTCTCCTTTGTAATATCTCTCTTTTGATACTAAAGAATATTTTAATCCCATCTTTCCAAATGCAAACTCCTCAACAAGAGTACCCCAAGCTGTTGGTCTTGCAGAATTTTCTGTTGACAACTGCCTGCCTAAATTATACTCCATTATTTTCTCCTCAATATAAGTTGTAAAAGGCTTCCCTACATTTTCAATTGTGAAATTTCCTCTTCCTTTACTTATTAAATTGTAGATTGAACTACTGCTAAATGTTGCTACTCTGCTCATATTATAAAGATTTTAAAAGATTAATTGCTTTTTTATAACTTGTTTTTTCTTCTGTTTCAATTATCCTTTCAATATTCATTTCATCTTCTGGATTTAAGTTTCCTGACTGCTTATCGAATAATGATTTTAAATTTTCAATAGTTATTTCTGTATTTTCAACATCAACTAAAACCTCCCTAAAATCTTCCTTGTTATAAATATCAGCAGCTATTCCTATTTCAGCAGCACACTTCTTTAAACATGAAGTTGCAGCAGCTTTCATATCATTTCCAATTGATAAAGGAATATAGGTTGGTTTCTTTTTACCATCAACCCACTCAACTCTAAACATAATATCCTTATTACCATATTGCATCTTAACAATTGTTTTTCCTCCACTCCTACAAGTTAAACGACCTTTAACAATAACCTCCTTTGCCTCAATCATTATTTTTTCATCAACTATCTCAAAATCCCAATCCCATCCAAACATAAGATTTAAACATTTTTTAACATAACCACCTGTCACATAATCCCATGTCCCACCTCCCTTTGCAGGTCTTGTTTTTATATATTGTTTAGGTGTTTTTTTAAGAATGATTGCAAGTTGTTTTGCATTCAAACTATTATCTTCTACAAGGCTTAACTCTTTTTCGTTAACCAATGCCAATTCATTTTTTGTACTCATTGCTCTTTAGTTTTTAATATTATTAATTTAATTTAAATATACTCAATTTATACAGCTTAAACACTATGTCTGCCTCATAAAAAGCATCATCTGCTCCCCTATGTTTTTCAATGTATTTATTATCTGGAAAGAAGAAATCATAAGCCTCCTGTACCTTTGGCCATTTATAACCTCGACCTCTCGGACTTGGTATTTTACAAATCTCAGTTGACAACTTCATTGGACAAGGCAACTCTTTTATAAATGTAAACCCTCGACTCTTTAAGAAGTCAAAATCAAACGTATTATTATATGCGGTTGCCCCTAATGGATGAGAATCTATTAAATCCTGAATTACTTCCTTGTAAAAATATAAGCTCTTAGAAGTCCTAATATCTTCAGTTGTCAAATCAGAGTTTTTAATTATCCATGAATTATCGCACTCAACTTTTGAAATTCCTGCTTCAAAACAAACCTCATCAAACAAAACCAACTTCATCCCTGTTTCCAAATTCAATTCAACAATTCCAACCTCAACAATCTTTCCTCCTGCTTTTAAAAAACCTGTGGTCTCTATATCTATTATTAAAATCTTTTTCATCTTATTTAAAATTAGGTCTAAAAAAATTAATTGCTTCTTTTAATTCCTTAGCTTTTTTAAATTGCCTTTCCTTTTCTTTTATAAAATTATCTCCCCAAGTATTTAATCCCATCACAACACTTTGTAAAGAGCTTATTAAATCATTTATTACTCCATCACTAACAATAATAAACTCTTTTTTTTCTAAGGCTTTTGCTGCTTTAAAACATTCTGCAGAAACATCTTTTAATGATTCTCCTTTACTGTAAATTGAACCATAGTTCTTTAATTCTCTAATTGCGTATTTCATAGCTCCATCGGTTTAATTCCAAAAAGGAAGTTTGCATCAACTTGTGTCTCTTCACATATACTAACAATATGCTCTGGCTTCAACTTTCCCAGATGTTTTCCGTTACTCCAATTTGAAACATAAAAAGCTCCATTCTTTTCCATGATCAAAGCACCTAAAACAGCACCTGTCATTTTCATTTTGTTTTCTCCTTTTACATTTTCATTGTAATGAGCAATAGCTCCTTTAATTCTAATCATTTTTTATCCTCCTTAATTAAATTGTTTTCTTTACCATAATTAATAATTGTCTCAACAACATCTTTTCCATAAAAACCTTCTAAATGATCTTTGTTACCAAATTTGCAATATTGGTCATTAATCATATTTACAAAAGATGATATTTGATTTTTATCATTCATAACCATTTGTGCAGTAAAACCTGTTATTGTTTCTGACTTTGCAACACTCTCAATTGCTTCTTCTATTCGCATAATATATCTAGTTTAAATAATTCAATACTAAGTTTTGCTTCTACTATCCTGCTAAACCTTAAAGCCTCATTAAAATAATATAATCGGTTTGGGTTCTTATCATAATAGAAACAAACTATTTCTATAAATTCAATGTGATCTGCTAATATCATTTCTTTGTGATTTGGGTATTATTGAAATACGTTTAAATTTCGAGCTGTTAAAATCATTCATTGCCTTTTCTTGCCTTTCTCTTACTCCACGATAGAAATGCTTTTTAAACTCCTCATATCGGCTTAATTTCATTTCTTGGAATATATTCAATTGAGTTCCCATTAATGGGACTCAATTGTGCAAGTGTCTAAATCATTTTGCATTTCATGTTTTATTTGATTTGCAATTTCTTTAGATAAATTAATTGGCTCATTTTCTCTATCCCAGATTGTAAGAATAGTTACCTCACAAATATCAATGTAATAACCATCTGAATCAATATCAAAATCTAAATCAATATAACCTTCAACTGTTATTTCTTCTTCAGTATCTAATTTAATCTGGATATCTTCAAAATCATAAGTTGTTTGTGATTGTTTTAAATCATGACCGTTTCTCTGACTGTTCGTTGTAAAATTTAATAATTCCATATTGCTCTTTAGTTTTTTTTGATTACTTGACAAATATATAATAATTATTTAAACATTATTAAATAAAAGTATATTATTTTCAAATAAATATAAATATATTAAAATAAAAAACCCCAATGCTTTCGCAAATGGGGTTTTCGTAATCAACTAAAGAGCAATTTAATTGATGGCAGATTCAAATGTACTATTATTTTCTTTGTTTCTTCTTTAAAAATGGCATATCTATATTTTCGGTTACTTTCTCAGCAACTTTTTCAACACTCCTTCCTGCAATATATCCTCCAATTCCAATTTTAAGAAGCCCCATAAGTTCAACCTCTAACTCCAAAGGTATTTCGCTATTTGTTAAACCAAACCACTTGCAAACCAGAATAACAACCATCGTTAGCATTGTTAATGGTCTCCAACTTTTTTGCAGCCAATTCCCTTGTAATTCAGTTTTTACAACTTCGCCTTGTACTTCAGCAATATCATTTAATGACTTCAAAACCACCTCTGATAATTGTTTTTTAGCAATTGATTTCTCTTCATCATTAGTGAAAACATTATCAACTATACTTCCAACAGCCTCAATTGTATTTGTTTTTAAAAAATCTAAAACTCCCATGTTAAAATATTATTACAAATGTTATTATACTAATTAAAATTAAGATGATCCACAAACAACCACTTCCTGCATTATCAATATTATTTTCTATTTCCTTAAAATCATCAACCATCAAAGCAATCTCTTTTTTTCACGATCATAAGTTAATGGCCTATCTTCAATGGAAATTGTAAGATTCTCTCCTTCCTTTAATTTAGCTGTTAATTTCTTCTCAGCAGTTCCCCAAATCTTTTTGTAATCTGTATTAAACGCAACTAAAGGACACCCATGCGAATCTTTGCTTGTGTTTCCTCCATGAATCCTTATGCCCTTAAACTTAGGTACATCTAATAATAGTGGCATAATTCTTTTAAAACGATTAGAACGATTTAAAATAACATTATAAGTTCCAGAAGGAATTGCTGTTTCTCCATAAACCTTTAAACCATCAGCCCTTTTCTCATCCTCTAATGTGTGGCAAAAAAAAACACCATCAACGAACAAATCGCCAATGATGTTTCTGTCTCCTTTATTATTATAGGTATGTCTATAAATATTAACTTCCATTATTCTGTTATTTTAATAGCATTAATTTTATCAATCAACTCAATAGCCTCTTTTAAAATCAATCTGCCTTGTGCTTTTTCTTCAGGTTTTTGTCCCTGATTAATCGAACCACTAATGGCATTAATTAACATGTCATTTCCTTGCAATAACAATTGTATATCTTTCTCTTTCATAACTAAATAATTTCTGTTGAACCATTTCCAATTTCAGCATCAATGATATCTTTCAACCATAATTCAACCATTTCAGCAGAACCTGCATCATTCAAAGATGCCCACTCCTCATCAGTACACTCTTTTAATTGAATATAAATGAAATTTGTTATTGCTTGAACAGGCAACCATCCATCTTCTTTTGCCTTTTCTTTTGCTAATTCATTGAACCAATGTGTTAAATTGAATCTAACAATTTTTTTATCTCCATTGAAATTTGTAGTGTAATCAATAATACTACCTGCTGAAAGAGTTCCCTTGTCAGGCCTCTGTAATTGTTTGTTAATTTTTATCATCTTGTTTTTTTTATAAAAGTAATTATTTTTTTAAACAATTTTAATTGTTCCCGAATCACTCCACAAATCTCCTGCACTTAATCCTGCAGAAGAAGTTGGCATTAATGGAATATTTAAAACACCATCATTACTTAAAGCCATTAAAGATGTTAAAGCACCGCTTATTCCTTGCCCCCATTCAAATTTAATTCCAGCTCCACTTGGTATTATTGATTCAAATGTACTTGCTTGAACCCCAAGACCATAAATAGAACCACCACCATTATATGTTTCAATCTTCATTCCAATACCATCATTTGATGTTATTTTGTCTAAATCAAAATTCCATTTTTCATCATTATTAATTCTAATACTTACAGTTTGTCCTGTTCCAGAATTCAATATTACTCCAGATGTTCCAGAATCAAAAAGAATTGAATAATTAAGAATATTATGTCCTATTTTACCAATCGTTCCTAATCCAGAAATTTTTTTAAATTCTATCTCATTAGCGACCTGCAAAACACCATCAGTTGCAGTAAAAAACTCTCCCAAACTATTCTTAATTATCAATTCTCCAGAGTCAACACCTACATCATGCCTTAATAAAACTCTGTCAACGATAGAACTATTATATAAACCAAAACTTACATCTAATAAATCTGACTTTAACAACACATCTCCATCTTCAAAATTTAACCTAAAACTTGATAAATCAACAAACCTATCCTTAGGCAAAACACCATCTGAATTGTAAATGTTATCAACATTTGTATTAATATAATCTAATATCTGTGTAAATGTTAGACTCTGAGTTTCATTAAATGTAGTTCCTCCATCCTCAGTATTTGATTTGTCAATTTTATCATTTGCATGTATTGTTAAGGCTGAAGGGTATTCTGATATTTTAGGCATAGCTTATGTTTTAATTATTTCTTTTTCTAATTATTTCGTATTTATCTTTAAAGGTAATATCAAAAGCATCTCTTGTACTTTTGACTCCTAAATCTTTCTTATCTATTGAATCAGGGTAAACATTAATTCTTCTAAAAGTATCAACATTTAAAATATTGTAATCAGTAACTAAAAACTCATTAGCCAAAATACTATCTCTTTGCATCATTAAAGATATCACTCTAGGAACTCTGCTTGTACTTAATGAATATTGAGGGTTTGCTGAATCTTGAATTTGTTTTTTCTTATAAGAACTATTTAAATAAAATTCTTGTGATAATTCTGGTGCCGACTCTCTAAACATTCCTTTTATCCTGTAAGAATTATAAAGATTTAAACCTGTAAAATCAAACTCACTACCATAAATATTTCCATTTTGATATGTTTCAATCCTTACAGTTCCGTTTGCATTTATATCAGAATAACCATATAATAAAAACTTTTGACTTTCTACTGTAGATGTAGTTCCTAAAATATTCAATTCAGTTGAAATTCTATAATTGCCACCACCCTCAATCTGTAGAACTTTTTGCCAATCTATAATAAATGAAACATAAAGCTGTTGGTCTGGAGTACCATTTAAAAACCCATCAACATAAACCCCATAAGTATCATCTGTAATTGTAGCAATCTCAACTTCATCTTTTAAAAGCTTGATCAACACTATATCTGTATTTAATAACCTTCTATATAAAAAAGAATTTTTGTCATTCTTCCAATAATCATTGTCAATTAAATGCCCAAAAACCTTCTCAATGTATTCGCATTCATATTTACAATAGCAAAATTCTGGAATAGCTGCAACTGAAGGTTCTTCAAATGAATCTCCAACAATCTTTGTTGCTAATCCTGATTGAATTAAATAAGGTGTAGTATTTGGTAACTGTATAATTATTGACATTATTCTACTATTTTAATTGCCGAAGCTTCTGTTATTTTAACTATATCTTGCTCTGTTATTTTCGCATCAATTGGAACATCTGATGCATTATGATTTAATCTAGCCGATAGATTATAAGATAAACCATTTATTATCTGGCTTCCATCAACTAAACATTCTGTTATCAAATTTCCAGATAAAGGATCAATTGTTAATTGAGTTTCTCCAACTGAAGGAATAACCCTGTTTGGGCTTGGATATGGATTTATAGTACTTAACTCATCAATAGCATCTCCTAATTGTCCTGTTTCCTCAATACGATGTATTGCCCACATTCCATCAATTGATGTTATTGGAGGTGCTACATTAACCCAAGTTGTTCTCATTATAGTGTTAGTTCCTGATAGAACTTTGCCCTGTAAATTAACTAATGTTGTTGGGTGGAATGTTTCAATTGTTGCACTCCAAATCGGTGTTACATTTCCATCCTCATCATAATCATAAACATTTACTGCAGGACTTAAAAAGAAATAATTTGTATTTCCAGAAACTCCCAAATCACTCACTCCATCAAGATTTGCATAAAATAAACATCTAATGCTATAATCATTCAACAAACTATAATTGCTAGACTTGAAATTTAAATTGTTATTCTCTTCACTTGAATTATAAAAAACAGTATCAACATTATTATTAAACAACCAATCTTGCCACTTAATTTTTTGTCCTATTACTCCGCTATAAAATTGGTCTTGTGAAACCAAAGCATCTGTTTCAATTGAAACCTCATTAAATTGAGAACCTGTTGCTAAATTATAACCTCTATTTGTATTAATATTTAATTGCTGTACTCCTGAAGAAACTATTGCTGATCCAATTGATTGATAAACATAATTGTCTAGCTCAAACATCTGTCCTGTTATATCATTATATCCAACCAATCGAAATTCTAAATTATTTAAAGATGCTTGTTTAGCTAGATTTAAACTGAACTCATGATCAATAGCAATATTATCCTCATTCCAAGTTATAGAATCTGTTGTTCCGGTATCAACTCCAATAACCTTATCATGTTGATAAAAATCAAACTTTGTAACATTCATTAAGTCAGGAATATCAGCAGACTCATCATAAAGCTCAACATCAGCTAAAAGCATAACTCTATCAGATGCAGCATTTGAATTCGTATTATCTCCAACCTCTAAACCAATTGCATAATAAGTAGGTGCCTGAGAAAACTTTGAAGCTAAAAACGCTTTTTGTGTTGGACTATATTCACTTTCAACAACAACAACTAATTCTCCAGATACAATTGATGCCACACAAGAAGTAATAAAATCATCTCCAACTACAGGTGCCAAACCTTCATTATTAATTGCTCTATCAAAAATGAAATTTTCAATTAATGACATTGGAGGGTTCTCGTATTCACTTTGCTCTGGTAGATATGAAAAATAAACTCCAAACCTATCTGCAACAGAAAATGGTCCTGATAGCTTTTTGGCAACTATTGTAGTTCTTGTTTTAGAACCTATAAGCAAACCATCTGCTGTATTACTTGTAGCTGCTTCTTCATAATCAACTGAAACTATTTCATAATCACTTTGATAACCATTAAAATTCTCATCATACCAAGCAACAGAACCTAAATTGTTATCTATGTTAGATATTTTACTTGTATTTGGGTTTGACCTTACAACTTTAAACTCAGGCTGAAAAACATATTTAACAGTATTTAACCCTAGAAATAATTGAGGGTTTTGTTTATTCAACATATTAAATAATTCACCTTCTAAATACCATGGTACAATCAAAAAATCATGTTCTATAATAAATGTTTGATGCCCACTTTGTGCTGTTGCAGGGTTATAATTATCACTAACAAACCTAACTCTCATTGTTCCTGTCTGGAAATCTTTAGGAACTCCCAACCTTATCATGTTAACAAAATTAGTATCTCTAACACCTCCCCCAATATCTAATCCAATATCATCTGCATAAAAACCCTGATCTCCTCCGCTTACTTTTGATTGAATATTAAAATTTTCATTATTTTCAATTAAACCAAACTTATTATCTAAAGCTGTTAAAGGTTCAACTCCTCTTATTACTGCATCAGTATCTCCAATGTTTATTCTAGAACCTGTAAGCAATGTAAAATAAATAGTTAAAGGTTGTATTGCTGTTATTATAGCTGTGAAATTTGTTCCTGCCATAGCAGAAATATCTTCGTAGTAAAATTCATCTCCAACAGCAAAACCATCAGTAATAAAACTACCTGTATTGCTAATTAAAGTTCCTGCAGTTGTGTCTACACTCCATGTTGCATTGCTTAATTTACTCTTAGAAAACCAACTAACATCAACCTGCTGAATAGTTTTCACTCTCTCCATTACTAATCCTGTTAGATTTACTGTAAAATCTGATAGATTAGAAACAAAGCCAACATCATTTTTAAATTCATTATAAAACTTACTGCTTGATGTAATTATATTTACCGGCATTATATTGTAATTTTTTTAATTTCTTCCATTGCTTTTTTAGCACTCTCATTAATATTTATCAAATTAGCTGCATTTGGGTTTTTTGAATCAGTTCCCATTATCGCCATTGCATTATTTAAAAAGGAGGTTGGATCAACATCTTCTTTATTAACTATTTTTTTTTTAATAACCTTAATAAAATCCTTTAATTCTGGATTATCAATTTTACTAATCATTTCTTCAGTAAGTTCCTCTTCTATATTCATCTATTCAGGTTCTAAAAATGTCTCTTTTAAATTGGGAGCATAAATTTCTTTAATCCAATAATCAACAATTGCTGTATCTTTCATTATACTCCAATCAATATTTTTAATCTTTCCAATTCTGTTTTGGTTATCGTAAAAGTAAGAATTATCAATTAGCTGTAAAAACTCTCCTAATCCAAATGGTATTTGAACCTGATCATAAACCAATCTCTGTCTGCCAAAATTATTTTGAACAAATGATTGATGATTATAATATTTAGTATAAACAACTTTAGCACTAAACAATTGCCTATGGTTTGCAGGTAATTTCCCTCCTCTTAAATAGAGCAGCTTTGCAATGCTATGGTTATTATGAGTAACCTTCAACATTCCCACCTTATTACTAATTCCATTTGCAAAATTAGAAGAACCACCAAGAGCATTAATTGTATTATCCATGAACTGTGCAATGTTCTTTAAAAGCCTCTCAATACCATTTAATTGATCTTTCCTATTACCTAAAGATACAGGCATTTTAACCTCATTAATTCCCTTTATAAACTTTGCCTGAGTAATATTTGTTTGGATTGAATCAATGGTTGATACATAAGCTGTTCCCTTATAATTATCAATTGTCCATTCATCTCTTTGATCAATCGCAAAAGTAAATTCAAATCGACTAAACAATTCATCTGTATTAAATTTTTGTTCTTCAATTAAAACATCTGGCATCTGGAAAGATGCTTGTTTAATCCAGAAAGGATCATTTTCAGCTCTCAAATGTAACTCTCCATTTATTATCGCAGGTTTTCCATCAATTAAATCCTTACACATATTAAAAAAACTGCTACAACTATAACCAGAATCTGTAACATTAGGTATTCCAACTGAAGTTCCTTTTAGCTGAGTTATCAAACCACTAACAAAACTAACTTCATCTTGATTTGTATTTGAAGGTAAGTAATAAACATTATCAAATTCAGTAGCAATCCCAACAAAACTATATCCTAAATGGTTAGATATAATCTCCAATGCCCTCCTTAATTGGATAGCCTTGTGAGTTCTTACTTTAGGTAATAATAACTCAAATAATTGCTTCCCTAAATTAAATACAGCTAAAGCAATCAAAGTTGTATAAAGTATCTGAATAATAATAGCTACAACAGTCCAAGCTGCACCTGCAGCAGGTCCACTCAAACCTCCTGTTGTATGAGCAAAAGCATCATTAACCTGTTTTGATAAATCCTTTATACTTTCAGTTAATTCCTTAATCAATAAAAACAAAACTATATTGCTCATTACAATTTCAAAGAAATTAAATTTCTTCTCAACTACATAATCAACTGATATATAATCTCCAGAACTAACAGCTCCAATATCTTCTAAATAACCCCACGTTAAAGCACCAAGTCTTTCATCTAATGAATTTAATCCATCTCTCTTTTTTATCTTAGCTATAGTGCTTCCATCTTCCAATAAAGCAACATCATCAGATAAATCAACAAAGCCATCAAAAACACTTAATGAATTTTGATTATTATATCCATTAATCAAAAACGGAACTCCTTCCATAATGCCAGGGAAACCATTTGAAATCCAATCTCTCAAAATCTTAGATGATTTTTGATTATCAACATTAACAAATCTAAAAGAATCGAAATTTATATTAGCCTGTATATTGTCATTATCAAAAGCAGCATTAACTGATATATCCATCCATTCCTCTGGTGGATTTGTATCTTGCCCATTAGTAACAAACTTTAGATTTGTATTTATTGAATTACTCGCCATAATTAATCAAATATAGTTCTTTTACCATTACCTGTTTTTGACCTTGTTTTAATAATCTTTCCTTTTGCATGAGTTGTTATTAAAATCTCATCCAGAATTTTCTTATAAGTTACATCTGTAATAACAGGTTTGTCATTTATAGCCTTTTTAATTTCTTGGTTAGACTTAATGAAAGAATTTTCTAATGACTCAAACTTGCTTAAAACTGCAATATTTGTATTCCAATTATTATCATGAGCAACATCATTAATATTATTATGCTGATGCAAATCATTAAACATTCCTTTGTTATAAGATTCTGCAATGCTTGTAATCTGATCTGTTGTCATATTTCCTGTTCTTTTTGATTGACTAGGATTTAAAACCTTTTCCGAACCATCAACCCTAACAACATAACCATCTCTGCTAGTATTCAAATTAGGACTCCCAAGAGCATCAGCAACAGTTGTGTTTGTACCTTCATAAAATGTAGGTATTGCATCAATAACAGCAGGTAAAGCACCTAATAAAACACCAACTTGAGGAATCGCTTCCTGTGGAGATTTCCCTTGTTCCAACAAAGCACTCAATATCTTGAAACCTGCAGTTCTTAACTCTTGCTGTCTTGCTTCTTTTTGAGCCTGTCTTTCCAATTCTGCTTGTCTCTTCTCTTCAGAGGCTAAACTTTTATCAGCATCAAGCACTCCTTTAGCTGCTGAATTCCTCAATTGATCTTGCACTTTCTCTGATTCACTTAATTGTTTATCAATTTCCTTTAACCTTCGTTCACTTCTCGCAGCAACTGACCTCTCAATAAGGCCTAGAGTTGCTTGTTGAAGCTCACTAAAATCCTTTTGAGTTTGCTTTTCAAATTCAAACAAAGATGCTCTTTCAGCTTTTAATTGTTCAATTTTTAATTGATCTTTTTCTTGATTTGCAACTTTTAATAATTCAATTTCCTCATCAATTGCATTTATCCTTATGGCTTTAAGTTGCTTGGCTTTTTCCTTCTCAAAATCCTCTTCTGTTTTAAAGCCTGATCTTCTTTGATTAAACTCAGCAATTGCTAAATCTTCCTGCAACTTAATAGAATCTTGCCCTCTATTAATTTCTAAATCAGTAATAAGATTATCCAATTCATTTTGAGCTTTTAATTCTAAATTTTTCTTTTCCTCTAAAGTAGTTTTTGAATTAGTTCTTATTAATTCAATTGTCTTATCAAACCTATCCTTCAATTTAGCTATCTGTCTATCAGTTCCATTCTCAATCAAATCAATTTGTTGCTTCTCAAATTCTTCTCTTGTAGAAGTAGCAATTCTTTTCAATCTTTCCAACTCATCTTTCTCAATTTCAATTTCAAAACTTATAGACAAAATCTCTTCTTCAGAAGTTGCTCTTTGTATATCTGTATTTAAATCACTTACAACCTTAGCCTGTTTTTCAATTAACCCTGTCAAACTTCTGGTTGCCTTAGCACTTTTTTCTTTTGCAGTGGTATTCCCTTCAGTTACCTTTGTGTTAATTACAGTTTCTAAAGATAACTCCTTTTCAGCTTCTGTTCTTTCTCTAATATATTGAGTAAACAATAATGCTGCATCTGTCCTATCCTCTCCTAATAAATCAATCCATCCCTCTCTAACTTTATCAACATTTTTAGCAATTTTATCTAAAGGTATTTTGTCAAACTCCTCTCTTATTTTATTTATATTAACACCTGTTTCAGTAACCCATCCTCCATCTAAAGTCCTTGATAATTCTTCATCTCTAAAATCAATTAAACCTCTAAATGTACTTTTTGCAATTAAATCAAGATTTTGAAAACCTGTTATTGTTTCAGTTAAAAATCCTGTTATATTTCTGGTTAAAGAACCAATAGCACTATTTCCACTATCTAAAGACAATATGAATTTCTCCCAAGTAGAATCTAATATTTTAAATTGAGCATCTAAACTTTTCAACTGCTCATCAGTTAACTTTTTCAAACTTCCTTCAGACAAATTATCAAATTCATTAGCCAACTCTGCTGTTCTATCAACATTATCAGCGAGGATCAAACCTAAAGTAAAAGACTCTTTACCAAATAGATTTGTTGCAGTAGCAATTTTATCTTGTGAATTATTAACTTTTTCCAAAGCCTCATCTAAACTTAAACCCTTCTGAACAAGTCTTGCAAAAGATGTATTCAACAACCTTCCTGCTCTTGCTGCCTTAATACCATTATCTTGCAAAACACCAATTTGAGCAGAAACTTCTCCTAAACTCAAACCTAAAGCATTAGCTGTTGGTGCAACAAACCCTAAAGCATCTTTTATTCTCTGGAAATCTAATGATGTGCTTGTTCTTACATTTGCAATAATATCCGCAAATTGCTGCCCACTTTCAGCACCTTTTCCAAAAGCATTTAATGTTTGCCCTAAAAAATCAGCAGACTCTTCAGAAGTAGCACCTAATGCAATTGATAGATCATTTACAGGCTTTAACAACAACTTAACTTCTTTTTCAGTATTACCTAATGTAAAAAGCGTAGAGGCTAATTGAGCAACTTCATTTGATATTTTGATTGAACTCCCTGCAACAGATATTATTGACTTCTCTAAACTTTTCAAATCCTTTCTCGCTATCCCTGTTACGCCTGAAATATTTTGTAACTCCTTATCAAAACTTCTAATTCTGTCAAAAGTATCTTTTAAAGCCCTACCAATTCCTGCAATACCCAAACCCAAACCAACAGCACCCAAGCTCGATTTTAAACCCACACTTAGCTTATTTAAAGCTAAACCATATCTTCCGACATCTCTTCTTCCATCCCTTGCTGTTTCATTTATTCTTCTTAACCTACTATCTAATTTATTGAAAGTAACTAATGCCTTCCTTGCTCTTATGTCATTTTCTCCATATTGAGCTGCTAGACGTTTAAACCTAGACTGTGCATTGTTTGTTTGCTTTGTTAACTGCTTAAAAGAATTTGCACCATCAATAGTTGCCTTTCTTAACTTTTGAGATTCCTTTATAGCCTTCTGCCTTTGCTTCTCAAATTTATCAAAAGCCTTTTCTCTGTCCTTCTGAGTTTTCAACTCCAAAAGCCTCTCCTTCTGGATTTCCTTTTGTGATGTTATAATTTTCTTATCTAATTTTAATTTTTCTTTAAATATTAAATTAACATCTTCAACTCCTTTATTTACTTGATCTAATGATTGAATATCTTTTGCCTCAACATTTATCAATTTAGTTGATTTTGCAGATTGTTTAGCAAAAACATTACTTATCTCTTGTAAAAGAGGTAAAGTTTTTTCAGCACTCTTCCTTAAATCGCCATATAAATCAGATTCATATACATCTCCTGCTCCTTTTATAGTATCATTTGCCATTTTCTTCTTCTTTAAATGTTCTCAAATAATTATTGTACTTGTAAACTGTTATAGTCTTAGGGTCAATTGAAAATGATTGTCTTTTTTCTAAAGCCATAACAACAGACTCAAAACGTACTTCATCTTTTTTTTCAAACTCATTATTAAAATCAATCTCTTCAATTTCAATTTCATTTAATATAGACCTGTCCCCTGTTTGTATATACTGATTTTTTAAATTTGCAATGGTTTTTTTAGCTTCAAGTAGTTCTAAATATCTTTTTGATAATCCAAACTCCTCAATAAATTCATTGTAGATTTCAAACCATAATCTTTCTAATGATTCTGTATGCTCTTTTTTTATATTACGATAAGAGGTTTGCTTTCTGAGAAATGCATAATTACCTGTCTTATGGATTTGGTTCCAATTCCATTGTGGTAAATCATCTATTGAACTGAACAACTCATGCTGCGATAAGCGTTCGGACTTCTTTTGTGAATTCTTTCTTAATAGCATCTATAACCTTTTGTAAATTTTCACTTTGTAGACCTTCCAAATTATCGCCAAAACTATCCTCTAAATTTTGACCATCTTTTATAGGGTCGGAACTTATTTGAAAGAAACCATTCCCAACTGTTAATGTGTAACTATCATAATATTCTCCTGTATCTAATAAGAAAGGCGATTGCCCTTCTTCTTTTCCTTTTGAACCTCCTTCAACATCTCCAAACTCTGAACTCTTTGGGTTAAATGTAAACCTTACTCCTTCATTTAAAAACTCAGTTGTAAAACTATATCCTCCACCAATATCGCCAAGCTCTCTTCCTTCTGAATCTTCGCCTTTAAATAATTGACTCCTATTTAAATCTAAAATCCACTTTTTAAAACCATTATCAGTAAGGACTGCATTAAACATAGCAGTTTCATCTAAGCTAATCGCAGCCCTTACTGATTTAAATAGTTTTAATTGTCTCACTTATCTGTTCTTAACAATCCATTGCCAAGCATGATCCAAATCAAATGGTAATTTTCCTGAAAAAACTTTTTTAAATCCTTCCAAATCCATATCAATAAATTGAGGAGATTTTGGGTTTAGTGATTTACCAAACTTAACTCCTAATTTTTCAATCTGTTCTTCCGTTAATTTATTCTTTCTTTTAGCCATGATTCAGATTTTTTAGTTTACAACATAAGTGAAAGCCTCCATATCATTCCCTGTTTTGAAGATATCAACACTTATAACATCAGTAGAAACTGCACCTGCAGCTAAAACTAAATCATAAACTCCATCGCTAACTTCAGTAACAGAAGAAATTGCAATATTAGCCGACTGACTAACATTAAATACTGCATCAGGAGTAACTCCTCCATCTGGAGAGAAATCAGCAGAAACAGCCCCCTTAAAAGGATTTAAGTTGTTAAAATCTCCATAGCAATAGTTAAGCTCAATTCTTACAGTTGTAGCTGTATTAGCAACATCTGCATTTTCACTCCCTAAAATATCTAATAAACCTTTCTTTAAAAGAATGTTACCCTCAATTTGAGAAGAAGAAATCTGCATTAAGTTCTCATCTCTTACTAATTCCTCAATAGCAAAAGTAATTGCTACAGAATTTGGATCAGTTTTAGTTTTCTTAACTACAATTGCATTAAGAGTTCCAGATTCAATTGCGATTGGCAATAACTCATCTCCATTAACAATTCCTGCAATTGCTCCTTCAACAGTAGCCTCAAAATAGCTCATGTCAATACATTGGAAAGAATTAATTACTCCTGCAAATTTTGGACTTCCTTTCTTTGCAAAATATGATCCTGCAAATGTTCTTGTTCCTTGATCTACAATAACAGCAATTCCATCAACATCAAATGTGTTGGCCTCAGCCCTTACATCTACAACAGAATTGATTTTTGGAGTTGGTCTCCACCTTTTTGATGAATCTGTTTCATTGATCTTTCCATCAATAAAAGTTTCTGGTAAAATACCTTGTGAATTAAAATCACTTTTTTTAATAGAATTTAAGTTCCCGTCCGCATCAAATGTGTGAACGAAAATTGGAAATGCTATTCTTCCGATTACAGGAACGCAAGTAGTTATACCTGTGTTTTTTCCTCCCGAACCGCATGTACATGCTTCAAAGTTCATAGTTTTTGTTTTTTGGCTTTCGCCTGATTAATTATTAATTGTTTAATGTTTACATTCTATGCAAGCCTCTTTATTTATCGGTAGACTTATCCGAAGTTCAATGCCACTATAATTGTCATTGAAAAAATTCTTTGTATGCCCTAATCTATCATGAAAACCTGCTATTGAATGAGGAACAATTGTGTACTCCTCATCTTCAATATCTCCAATCAAACCACTCTCTTGTATTAAACTAACAAAATCCTCAGCAAGATTATCCATTGGATCAATGTATTCTCTGTACTTATCATTTGTAAGCTCTCCTTTATTCTTTGGAGTAGTTAAAAAGAACATTATTAATTCAACTCTTCGGCCTAAATTAATGCTTTCATCTCTGTTTCTTTTTTCTCTTAACACTTCGTAAAGGTAGACAATTTGAAATCTTTCTCTATTACTCTTTATAAGTGTCAATTCCTCACTTGATGCTTTTATAGTTCCATGAAGATAAAAAGGTGCAGGAATTGTCAATTCTGTTTCAATTGGGCAAGATGTTCCTGATATAATAATAAATTCACCATCAATTACATCAACAACTTTAACCTCTTGGCCTCCTATAATTATTAGTCCATTATCAACTAAACCATGAGTATCGCATACAGTTAATTTAACTTGATTATTTACTAAGACTTCGCAAGCAATAATTTCCTCAACAAAAACTAATTCCTTAACTAAATCTCGTACTATATTTACTGTTGCTTTTTTCATTTAATCTAAATATTGCTTTTTACCGAACCATCTAACCGCTTTATATCTTAAATAATTATCTATCAATTTCAATCTATTTTTTCTATTAATAATATTAGACCAAATTAACATCTCATCATCAGCATATTTTTGTGCAATATAGGTTCCAACTTGACTTCTTAAAAATTTAATTCCATAAAGGTAATCATGCAATGTTGCTGCAAAAGCAAAATCTCCATAAGAAGGAAACAGCCACCAGATTCCTCTTGGCGAAGAGCTACCATTAAATGTAAATCCTGCAGGAATTATCAATTCTCTTTTATCAGATAAAATTATTTTTATATCATGCAATAATTTGAAATGAGATTCTTTTGTAATTGGATAAACTAAAGCAATTTTTATCTCTCCTAATTTCAATAAACTCTCAACATTATGTATGGTAACTTCTAATATCATCTTGCTAATAATTGCGTAAGCATTCCTTTTATCTCTGAAACTCCATTATTAAGCTCTTTAAACTCCAAATCAGTTTTGTTTGTATATTCTTTTAAATCATCTCTGACTGCATCAATTCTTTTATGTGTTATTACATCTTTTTTTTCTATCAACTCAGTTGTTTCTGCTCTCATTGCATTTTTCTTAACCTTAACCTCAATCAATAATTCTTTTAATGAATCAATTTCCTTGTTATTATCTTTTTCTATTGTTTCAAATCTGACTACAGTTGCTTTTGCTTCTGATCTTTGATCATATTGCAACTTAATAAAAGCTGTCAATGTTGCAACCGCTCCTCCTCCGATTGTGATCAAATCTCCAAAATTGAAAGTAACATCATTAATTGCATTAATTGGAGCTGTTATTTGTAAAAGAGTATCAATCATAATTAATAATTATTTGAAATATAATTTCCTATATAAATTTGTAATTGATTTTTAAATTCTTCTGTAAATATATAATCAGAAACAATTTGAGATAAAACAAATGATGCTGTCATCCAATCTCCTAAAATTATCTTTAAGGTAACAGGTTCAATAATTTCTTCAATATGGAATATGTCTGTCAAGCTTATTTGCCCACTTGAATACTGAGAAACTAGCTGCACTCTTATTTGATTAAAATACTCTCTCCCATCAATCTCTCTCTCATCATACTGTTTCTTTATTAATCTCGCTAAAATTACAGGATCAACCAAAGGAACAAAACCACTAGGTTGTTCTAATCCAAAATATATTGAAGGTATATCTTCATCCTCTTCTATGTAAAAATTCCTTGCCATTATCCTATTCTATTAAAAGGTGTCCATCTTTGCTGAATATGGTCATAAAACCATAAAGCCATCTCATTAGGCTTGATGCTTTTGTTATTTCCATCTCTACATAAAAACCTATTTTCCGCTAAACTTCCTGCATTGTTATTTGAAAATCTCAAATCATTTCCAGATTGATTTAAATTCTTAATTGCAACTATTCTATTTAATCCAATTTCCGGTGCAACTAAACCTGTTATCGCCCTGTTATTCGCATCAACATCAACACGTATTAAATCCGTTTCATCATTAAACCCTGTTGGACTCCAATCATCAACATTACCTGTTAATGTTGCAGCTGTAATTACATTCTGTATTAATAAACCTTTGCTTATTGGTAGATCTTTTACCCCTGCAAACTTATCAACTGCTCTATCTTGTATTGTCCATTCATTATCTTGGCTAGGTGCATCTCTTAAAACTCTAGTTTCAAAACCCTCTCCAGAATTAAAAGCTATTTTATTAACATAAACTGCATCGCTTGTTTTCACTATAGCTCCAAATGCAGCAATTGCAGCAGCATTTACAACTCCAACATTGAAGAATGCACTATTTGATGCAACAGATATAGGCAATGAATCCCTTCCAAAATAATTTGTTGAATGTGCAATTAAATTGTTCTTAATTATTTCAATAGCTCCTCTTAAATCTACAGGGGCAGAAACTGTAGTGTACATTCCTGAAGTGAATCCTTGATCATTATCAACAAATAATCCAGATTGATCGCCAGAAGCATTTAAACCTGAATTAAAGGCCATGAAAATTGGAGCATTAATTTCTAAATATCTTTCTGAATTTATATAATTAGTGCTTGTGTCAACTTGACTTTCAAACATATAAAGACTTTCACTTCCAACCCTCCAAGCTTCTCCTGCAGGATAAGTCCTACCCAAATAACCATTAGCAATAGTGTTAATATCACTATTCATTGCAGCCCATTGTATTTCGGTAGTCCCTCCAAAACCTCCTAAATTTTGAACTGCTGTAACAATAAAAGTTCCATCATTAACTCCTCCTGTTGTCCCTGTAACTTGAATCTGCTGCCCTATAGGAAATGAGAAAATTTGATTCCCATTCATTACATAACACATTGTTGATCCTGCAATTATTGTAGAAAGCCTTCCTTCTAAAATCTGAGCAACAAAAGGTATATTATATTTTTGAAATGCAGGGTCTTTAATATCACTATCTAAAATAATCTTGCCTCCAGAATCAAAAACACTTTTAACAATACTTTTATCTGTAACTATTATATCATTTCCTGATGTAACATTTCCTTCAACTAAAACCTCATTCAAATCCTGAGTATTCATGTTGTCAAGTATATTCTGCAATTCTTCTGAAATCTCATCAACAGAAGAAACCCAATTCACTCCATCAAATAAATAAGAACCTTTGGAATAAAATGTTCCCAATAACGAACCGGGTAACCAAGGAGTTCCTTGTGAATTTTGAACATAAGCTAATGACATTATCGGAGCTGTAGGATAAGCTGCTATTAAAGCATTATAATTATCAAAAACTCCTAAATAAGCTGTGCCAGAACCTCCTCCTCCATTACCATCTATATGTATAACCTTACCCAATTTATTTCTGTTTAGTAGTTAAATTAAACTCTATTGTACCACTTGATTCTGTATTAGCACTATAAACAACCCTCATATAAATCCACGCTAAATGGATATCATCAACTGCATCCTCAATACTTACATCAGTTGATAAATTATTATAGTCAAACCAATTAAGATTGTCATTTGAAACCTCAATTGTATATGTTCCATCTGAAGAACTTAAACCACTTGTAACAGGGAACAAACTCCATTCATATTTGTAACAGGAAAGTAAAGCTTCTGAAATTTCAGAAATTGAAGCATCATGTGTTGTTCCATCTGAAAAAATAAACTTTTGTGTTTTAGCTTCATTCATAACCAACTTGTTTTTTTCTTTTTAATACCATTATAAACAGGATAATCGCTTGAATTATCACATATATAAACCTGTATTGATTGATAACTTTTAATAGCTTGATTGTATATTTGATACAGCCTTGTTTCTGGAAATGTAGCCTCCCTTGATGCTTCATTTGAATTAACAACATTGCCAGATGTTGTGTCTTTAACCTTTTGATCTCTGATATATTCCCAAAAAATGAACTTTTCGCACATCTTTACCATCCCTTCAGATACTAACTGAACATGGCAAGCATCTTCATCAATGCAAAACTCATTATATATATCTAAATAAATCTGGGCTTGTGGTACTCCATTAACTAAATCAGCTAGAAATAGCTCATATAACTCACAACCCAACATAGCTTTTAGAAAAACAACCTCAAACTCATCTATGTAAGTTTGAAGGTCATTCTCTGTGTGAACATTTGTTGCAATACAAATCAACCCATTCTCAAAATTACTTGGTGTGATGTTTAATATTGACATACTATTAAATGTTATTTCTTTTTAAATCTAATTTGTTTAGACTCTTTATAATTTGCCCCCAAACTTTTTTGAGGGTTATACGTTTCCCAATTCTTTCTTTTTAAGCTCTCCATCCTCATCAAGAACAAAAACACCTTCCGCATCAATCTCAACCTCATCTCCAACAGCTAAATCATGATCTTCAAGTCCATTAGCATCAATATCCTCTTGGCTTAATACATGGTAAATTGTTTCCTCTTCTTTTGAATCATCACAATCTTTGCATTTTGAACTTCCTTTGCAATCTTCACAATCCCCATTAGAGCTATTTGCAGCCTCTAAAGCATCTTTGTGATAATCAGGTTTAGTTTCTTCACTTAAAGCACTTCTATACGCTTCTAATTCCTCCTGATTTGATTCTACAGCAAAACCCTCTTCGATTAATCTGTTTGCAGTCTTTTCTGCTAAATCTCTAACTGCATCTTTCTTTAATCCTGATGCGTGATCTTTTTTGAATTTGATAATTGACATGGTATATATTTTTAATGACTTAACGTCTGTTACCACAAAAACCTCACTACTTTCGCAGTGAGGTTTTGTTTTTTTAAACTTATTATGGCTTAGTAATAGCTGCTATCGCTACAGCAACATCAGTAGACATCATGAAAGCATTTTTCCACTCATTAGGAACTAAAAGATTTAATCTTTCTAATCCTTTTAGAGTAGCAATTTCTTTCTCCCAATTATCTCTGTTCTCAAAAGCAACATCTAATTCAACAGATTGTCTGTCTAAGATTTCACCCTTAGAAGTATCCATTACATAAACAGTGTTTTGAGCAACTATTGGACTCCAAACAACCATCATTCCACCAATAAAAGGAGTTCCTCCTATCATAGTAACTCTAGCATCCAGATAATTGTTATCTAAATCTTTTAAAGACTCAACATTTACGAACCAATCACATTTGTTAACTAAAACAACATTTGGATCATATCCATTTTGTTGTCCTAATTCCATGATTTGTGTTTGCATCCCTAAAATTAAATCAACCATATTAGCTGATTGAATAGAAGCTGCAATATCACAAGCAGGATTATTAGCAGCAAACTCTGAAGAATAAAATGCAATTCCTGCAATATTCTCTCCTGTTCCATCTCCTAATAATAATTGTGAATCAACCTTTAAAGCTAAAGAAGTATTTATTAATCTGTTAATTCTTGTTTGCATGAATGGATAATCAGCAACAAATAATCTACAGAAATCAATCATATCTTTCACGACCTTAGTAGATATAGAACTAACTAACAATGTTTCTTTAGTTGTAGATGTAATTGCAGCACATTTAACTGCCATTTGAGCATCTCTAATAACTGAATCTTGCTCAACATATTTGAAGAACTCAGTTGATAAAGGTGTAACAGGAAATAAACTTCTAATTTTTGGAGTTCTGATTGGTTGATCAATAACTCCAACTCTCATTTGAGCAAAATCCTCTCCTGAATCAACATCTCCATAAGTTTGTGTAGCCTTACTAACAACAATAGACATGTTTGTTTTATCAGCTAATGCTCTTTTTAAAGCACCCTCCTCAACAGCATCATCCCATGCAGACTTAACTAATCCAGAAAATGATTCGTCTTTCATATCAACTCCTAAAGCTTTCATGTTAGCGATTAATTCACCTTGATTCAATTGAGTAGATTTTAATGCTTCAAACATTTGCTCATACTGTTTAAGCTGAGATTCTAAATTCTTCGCCTTAGCAGTATCATTGTCAATGTTTTCCATCTCAGTTTTTAAACCCTTAACAGATTCAACTAAGTTTTCATGAGAAGCTTTGTAATACATTGACCTTTCCTCAGCAGTCAATCCTTTTATCTCTTCATCTGATAGACTAGAGAATGTTTTTACTTGATCCACCATTTTGAACCATACAGGTAAACTTGCAAAAGTTGCTCCTGCACCTCCTGCCCATAATAAACCATCAATTAAATTAGAAGCCTCTGCTCCTACACATGTTGATACAACACCGAATGCCAACATGCTTAACATTGAAATTGCGAATACTTTAACTTTTTTCATCTTACTTTGTTTTGTGGCCTTTTTTATTTTCGGCCTGATTAATTTACTTATTTAATTATCGGATTACCAACCAAAAAACTCCTTTTGAGTATCTTTCGATGGCTCAACTTTAGGAGTGATTGAAATCGGCTCCCCTGTTTTATTGTCAATTAATCCTGTTGAAGAATTTGAAGCTCTTAATACAAGGCTAGACTCTCCAATATTTTTCGCTTCTGTTACAATCCAGAAATAATCTATCTCTTCAAAATCTGATTTATTAGCTATTAAGCCAATGTTATCATTATACTTTTTTAAATAATCCTCATCTCCTTTCTCCTCACTTTTCATCGCCAACTCAATGTTAACGTATTGCATCCTTACACTCGCCTCAATATCATCTCCAGAATCCAACCAATCTTTCGCCAAATCATTTATTATATCAGTTTTTAAAACTTTATAAATCAATGCCTGTGTATTACCTTCATAATTCTTTCCAATAGCACTAAATGGAATCTCAGCAATAAACATCTCAACATTCTCCTTCTTAGCTACAACATTAGCCATCTTCATCTCATGGTCTGTAACTAGATAATTCTTTCCTTGTTGTTCCTGAACTGATTTAGTCCATATTCCATCTTTGTGTAAATCTCCATGACTATCTAAAATCTTTGTACTATTCACAACAATGTAATGGTAATTAGAATCAGTCATTAATCCTTTTGATGCAGTACTAAATTTTAAAGGATCAATTGTTTTTAAATTAACACCTAAACCCTTCTCATGTGATTTGAAAATCTGAGCTTTTTTTAACCCAATTATATCAGTCTTTGATCCTTTCAATGCAGCAAACATTTGAAATTTATTCTCAAAAGACTTGTTTAATTCTTTACAGTGTATCATTTGGTAATTGTTTTATTTCCTTTCAAAATCTTAACTCTGCTTTTTATTGCAGCTTTTGTTTTTTCATCAAGAGAATTATCTTTCAACCTATCCTCTAACTTTTTAACTAATGGATTACTCATCTGCTCCTGGTTTAATATTGTCTGCAACCAACTCAATAGCTCTCATCTCTGATAAATCAAAAGACTCAATCAATATCTGAGTTGCTGATGCAGGTGTTAATTTTCCTTCTGCAATTCTAATTAAAACATTTGTAATTCCAACTGACAACTTAACTTGCTTCTCAGCTTTCTTGTTTTGATCATCTTGTAAAGCCTCTATCTGTGAAATGTCTAATCTAATATCATAAACTTTACCATCAAACTTGTTCCACCCTTCAAGAACTAACTCCTTATATCCTTGTAAATGTCTTTCAACTACAGGTATAACTCCATTAATATAAAAATTCTTTTGAGCTTCTTTTGCATTATTAAATTGCTTATTACTTGGATCATTAAAACTTCCAGAATCAACCCCATAAGCTGAACATAATTGCCTCAATGTTAAAACACCACTTTCAATTAATTTTAAATCTGAAGGACTCAAACCAAATTGAGTGTATTTTACATTCGCTGTAGTTCCAACAACTCGGTTAAACTTTTCAGATCCTCCTAATTTAGCATTTGTTGTCTCTTGCAAATCATCACTTTCCTCTTCACTCATTGGCCTATCACTATTTGAAGATAATAAACCATTTGCACCTCTATTCTTCATAGCTGATGCCTGAGCTGTCATTAATTCATTTGATGTTTCCAATGTGTTATATGCTGCCTGTAATGGACTCAAACCCATTCCAGACCTCAAACCCTCATTTGTTGGGTTGTAATATTTTATATGCTTAATGTCATCCTCATTGTAAGTAGTCTCAACTCCTAACCAATTGAATATATAATTTAATGTATTTTCAAAGAAATCCTTCCCTATAACTTTAACCGTTACCAATTGAGGAGGAACAACAAAAACCTTTCTTTTAACCCCTGTACCTGCAGCTTCAACTCCTAAAAGCATCTCATTACCTGTAGTTAATTGATAACCTAAAGCATCTTCTGTAAATTCAAACTTGTTTTGTCTTGGGTTTGGCTTCATTACTGAATCATAAAAAGCACCACTTGTAACAACCTCTTCTGTTCCATCAGCTTTTATTTCTACAATCTTATAAGGAATTGCAGCACCTGTTCTAATTATTTTAGATATGATTGAGTAAACATCTGTATTTGAAGAATAACCATTCTTAATAAGCAACCACAATTTATGTGCCTGATACATGAAACCATTATTGTAAATCTGAGAAGTGAAAATCTTCCCATCCTTGTAGCTATCTAAGGCAAAACCTGCTGCCTTGTTAACCCATTGTAATCCTGCACTAAAAAGCTTATTCATTAAGAATAATTGGAATCTTTACGAATTGATTAATTCGCTTTGAAAACAAATGTAATGTTATTTTTATTTAATAAACAAACTTTTTATTAAAAACTTTTATAAACAGGTCTTAATGAAAACCAATCTCTCATCATAATGCTATCCCAATCATCAGGAGAACGACCAATGATAGCTTTGATTTTATCCTTTGGCACTAATGACATTTTTCCATCTTTCTCAACATCATTTAATTTTACTTGCTCCATCTCTTCAGATGTTAATTCAATTACTTGATCATCATCGCAAATCTCTCCAACCTTTCCATCTTCAATTCTTTTCGACATTCTTATTGAACATTGATTTTTTAAATTGGTGTAATTTACATCTCCATCCTTAGCTTTTGGATCAAATATTGGCTTGCTATTATTTATAAAACCTTTACATCTTAAAACATCAACAACTCCTCCTCCAACTCCATCTTCATCTGCAATAGTATTTGAATTAGTTATTTTAAAAGCTGCCTGAATACTTCTGGCCTTTTCAACTATTTGAGGTATGCTACTTACTTTCATCTCATATCTCTTTACACAAAGCCAACCTCTCCAAACTCTAAAAACTGTTTTATCTTTTCCTTTCCTTGCAACATCTATTGTCAAATAAGTATCATCTCCTTTCTCAATATGTTTTGCATTCCAATAATTCATGATTGCATCATAAGAAATTAAAGAACTCAAATCATCATCATATTCCCAATCGCCAAACAATAATCTCCTCCTGCTTGTTTCATCCATTTGATTAAGTGATTCAATATAACTTTCTGGAAGGAATGGATTATCTTTTGGCAATGACTGAACAAAGGCCCTATATTCTGCTATGTCCTTATTCTTATCAGCTTTATAAAACAATTTATAATTCCAATTCTTAGAAGGGTTACACGTTCCAAATATCTTTGGTATTAAATCATATTCATTTAATTTATATCTAATCCTAGATTTTAAAACAGTCCAAGCCTTTAAAACTATTTGTGCTGTCTCATCAACAAAAGCTCCTGTAATTTCCAAAGAACCTAAACCATCAAAATTAGGATCAGTTGGTTTTAATTTTAATTCCTTCAATAATATTTGGCTTCCATTACTCCATTGTATTACTCCAGACTGTTGCTTGTATTCCCATTGGTCACTAATTCCAAGCTCCTTTGATGTTTCAAAGAAAGTATTAAGAGTAGTTTCTTTTAATGCCTTTAGAACCTCTCTAGCCATAACCCATCTTGTTTCTGGATATGCTTGGCACATCTCAATAAGCCACAAGCATCCAAGCTTTGACTTACCACCACCTGCAGCACCCCCATAAAGTATCTCTGTTGTAACTCTATCTTTCAAATAATAAACTGCATTCTCTTGTTTGGGTAGTAGCTTCATAGAATACAAAGTAAGTTAATATTTTTTAAACTCTTTAACCTGAACTGTATCTATTATATTTTGTGATACTAAATATTGATAAACCATTAGTGTTGAATCTGTAGTCATAACCCCTTTATACTTCTTTTGAATAGGGTTAAAAGCCTCATTAAAGAAACTGCTATCAATATCGCAACTAGATATCGTTATCATTTGATTTACAGATCCATTGTTCTGGTAATCATTTAAACTGAAATAAATATTATTACCATTTTGATTTGAGAAGATAATCTCTCTTCTGTGAATCTCGCCTGTTATCTCATCAACTACCCAATCATAACAATTCCAATTTCCTTCAAAACTAAAACTTGTACTTGAAACAACCTCACTTAATATTAAGGGTTCTGGTAAATCATTACTTTGTGAACAGCCAATTAGTACTGTAGCTAATATTAAAACTATTTTTTTCATATTTATTTATTTATTGATTATCAATGTTAATTTTTATTAGTGCCTTAATTAATTTTAATCTTTTATTCGTTTCTTATATCTTCTGAACCGCAATAATTACAAGATAAATATTTAACTTGTTTTTCCTCCAACTCTTTAACCCTTTCTTTTAGCTTGGTGTTTTCTTTTTCAAGTTCAACATATCTGATATTTCCTTGAGCATTTAACCTTACTGATTTTTCGTAATCCTCCCTCAACTGTTCGTTCTCTTTTTGGAGGGTGTTAATAAAATTAATTATTTCATTTTCATTTTTTAAAAGCCCACCGGAAAATTGAAACTCCTTTCGTATTCTTTTTATTATTTCCTCTATTTCCATATCAATATATTTGTTTTTGTGATCTGAATTGCACCTAATTGCAATTGGTTGATAAATACGCAAAGCCTTTGTTTTAAAAACATAACACTTCTTTAAAGTATCAATCTTCATCTCATCAGATATTTGCTTTGCACTTGGTTGGGGTAACTTGACAAACTTTGTTAAACCTGCCATTAAAAAAATAAACATCAATAATTTCATTGCTCTTTAATTTAAAAATTAATATTATTTATAACCACTCAAATTCTATATCCAAACCATTCAACTCATCCTCTATATCCTCAACCTGCCATTCTTCCAGATTTAATTCAACTTGCGTACTCATTACTAAATCATCAGTAAATCCCATTTTGCAAATTACCTCCTGTCCTTTCCTCCAATCCCTAATGCTAAATTCTAAAGTTTTCATATCAATTAATTTTAAAATAAAAAAGGGCTTAACCCTAGCAGAAGTTAAACCCTTAATTATGTCTATTAGACAATTTCTTTAATCACTTTTTAACCACTAGGAAAGTAACATGAGACAAATATATATAAATTATTTAATAATATTACAATTTATTTAAAATACTTATCATTTTACACGCGGTGGAGACAACTATTCCTCTGGCTTCACTCCAGAACCTAAACTGATAACATTAATGTTTTCTCCATTGGTTGTATGATCAACACTTTCCTTAGCTCTTCCAAAGCAATAATCCCTGTAATCCTGCATTGCTCTTGCTCTAGTCCTAGTATTATTCATCTCGGAAATTATTATCCTCAAAGCATAGGGCATTGCCTTATCACTTGCAATCTCTTTTAAGCGTTCCTCTGAGGAGTTAAATATTATTTCATACGCTTCTACCAGTTCCGACTTTTTAAGCGGTGTAACCCCCTCAGATTTCAATTGAGCGTTAACACTCGCAAATGATTTTGGTGGCCTTCCTTTAGGATTTCCTGATTGACCTTTCTTAAATTGATGTTCTTCTATGTCCTTTGCTCCCATGCTGTTTGTGTGCTGTTATTTTAATTTATAATCCATGGCTCTCAATCCTTCTCATTGGCTTTGAATCATTCTTAACTTCTTTTTCAATAACCTCGACTTCCGTAATTGTTAACCTTCCTTTTCCTTTGTTGATTTTAAGGCTTACAACCTCCTCATGTAATAAAGAGTATGTTTTTCCTCCAAAAGTAATGTACTGGCTATCAACTATTGTTTTGAGTTCTTCCGCCCCTGCATCAACTTCAATTACTTGAGTGTTGATCATGAACTTTTGTTTGAGCAGATAAATGGTCATTTTAACCTCATCATGGTGTCGCTCGTTGTATTGCTCCTTTTTCTTTTTCTTATCCTTCTCGAACTTCTTTTCAGCGTTCTCCAGAAGACTTAATCCAAAATTGGTGTAGTCGCTCATCTTGTTTTCTTTTCAATTATTCCTGGAACTATATCCCCTTCTCTGAATTGCTTATGAGTATGATTCCAAATGTAGACTTTTCCTCCCCATTGGATTCCATCAACTCTGCTTCCTTTTGACTTAATATTGATTTCGGTTAACATTGAACCGCACTTATCAAATAATTCTACTTTTTCCATTTTTTATATTTAATTATTGTTATAAATTTTAATTTTTAATCCAAACCTTTAAAAGCTTTCAAAGGGTAAAAAATAAGGCTATTCCTGTAACCTCCCTTTTTAGTTTCAATTATTGGGGTTACTCCATGAATGTTTTTCCAAGCAGGATAAACTAATAAAGAATTATTTGCACTGTCCATTGTTGCATTATAATCTGGTACATGAAGATTTCCACCCTTAGCATTGAACTTTTTTGTGATTATTACATTAACGCAATTTTTTAGGTTCCCTGCATCCCTATGAAATGGGGCTGATATGTTATAGTTAGAAATAGAAGATGTAAATAACCTTCCAAACCTATAATGTTCGGGTACTGATTCTTCAATTATACTTTTCTGCAATTCAAATTGTTCTGGCATTATTTTTTTAATCAATTCCTCTGATTCTCTACAAGCTAACAACATGGCCTTTATAAATGTTTGAGCACTTTCCACATTATGAACAGAAGAACGGTTCGCATATTCTCTTCTCATTAATGCCTTTGGAGGTACAGAGCCTATTATACAACTCATTTGTTCAACATCAATTTCATTAGCTTCTTTAATGCTTTTTCCCATCTGTAAAGCCCTTAGTTTACCAGCTCTAGCCATTTTAGTTTTAGGTACATTCTTACTTCTGAACTCTTTGTTGGCAATATCTACGTATTTTTTTAGATTCCCATCAATATTCTTTATGAAAAAACCAATTAAAACTCCATCCTCATAAAAAAGAGAATCTTCCTTAATGTTTGGCTCTATAAAAGGGCACTCCTTCCCAATTTTAATATTGTGTTCTACTTTTATTAAATCAATTCTCTTCATAACAAAAAAAATTTGCACAGGCAGGAAACCAACTCTTTTGCCAAGTGACGAAATCACTTGAATATGAAGGAGCTTTAACCGTTTTGTAATTATTGTTTAACATTTTAACTAAATTTCTATATCTGTTTAAAGATTCATCTATATCAAAACTCCATTCAAATACCATTTTCTTAGGAAATATATCCATTGATTCTAATATTGTCATTTCAGCTCCTTCTATATCCATTTTGCAACAATGTTGACTGTCTGTGAATACTTCTGAAAAATGAATACACTCAACATTGAAAGACTGGTTACCCCAATCTTTATAAAGACTATTTCTCCAAACTTGATTATTATTCCCGACGAACATCTTCATTTTTTTGAGATCATTTGAAACTACAGCCTTTTGATGTATCTCAGCTTCAAAATTGTTTGCTTTTAAATTCTTCTCTATCATCTTGCAATTAAAAGGGTCTGGCTCATATATTTCAACGGTTGCACCTTTTGATAACGCAAGTAATGCGAACGCACCAACATTTCCCCCCAAATCAATCCAATGTTCATTCTCTTGGATTTTAAAGTATCTTTTTTCATAAACGTTCCTTACAATAACTTCTTCAAAAGTCTTTTCATCAGAAGTTCCTTTTCTAGCAAAGAATATAATCCCATTATGTTCAAGTTTTTTTAAAATCATAACTTCTCTTTTTCTTCTTTTAGTTTTTTAATTAAGAAACCACCAATGTAAAGCTTCTCATCTCTAAAGAACCTGATTAATTCTGCAGCTGTATTGTAATGGTCATGCTCAAATTCTATTTGAATTGCTTTTTTTACACCTTTGGTCATTGTCGTTAATTGCTCTTCTAAATCTTCATCATCTAAAATAGAGTAATCAACATCTTCCTCAACAAAAACTTCTAAACCCCAATCATTTAATTCAGAATTATCCCATTCACTAGATATTACATCCCAATCATTTTCTCCATTATGATTATTATCCTTAATTGCAATCTCTCTTAAAACTTTTACAGGTGTTGATTCTGGAAGTATTTTACAAGGTACAGTCTTAAATTTCAACTCTTCCATTGCTCTAAACCTCATGTTCCCAGCAATCACAATGTAATTTTCATTAAATGGGTACACAACAACCTCTCTAATTTCAGTCATTATCTTACATTCTGAAATAGACTTTTTAAGAGCTTCAAAATTTTCATCCTTAATAAGTCTTGGGTTTTTCGGTAAACCTTCTAATTGACCACTATTATTAATAATTTGTATTGGTTTTAGTTGAGCTAACTCAACGCCTTTCTTCTTTGCCATAATTTATCTTTTTATTTTAATATTTGCTTCTGAATCAATTCTGTATTTGCCAAAATAAAAGAACCCAAAGTTCTGCCAATAATACATTGAGCAGATAAATTCAGTTCTTATTCCTGACCCTAATATTTTTAATGCTTTCATTTATCCAACTAATTAAGTCTAATACGATCACAATTGCTACAACCAACACTCTAACCAACCCCATAACTATTAATGGAATGAAATATGCCATCAATGGAATATCCATCAATGGCATAATATCTATTACAATAAATAATAAAACTATAATTGTTGCTATTTTATCTATTAATAAAAAAGAACCTTTCATCTAATAATATAATTTACTGTACAATTGAACTTTATTAACTCATCTATTGCTTTTTGAGTTTTTTTTGGTAAGAACTTCTTAGGAGTTTGAGATTTCATATTGAACACTCTTAAAAACTTAGTTTTCTCCATGTAATCTGCAACATACTTCCTTTTACTTAGATAATAAATCCTTTGAGTTCCTTCCATTTATACAGCCTCTAAAAGAGCAGGTGCATCTGCAAATAATTCAGGTGCATTTCTCTTCTCTCCATTTAAATACTGCTTAACCTCATCCTCCAAATTGTCAATTATTACCTTAACATCTCCTTCAAATTTAAACTCATCTTGATTGAATTTAATTAAAGGACTATTTAATGCAGTTTTTGAACCATTTGCATGGGTAAAAGTTCCTAAAATAATAACAGCTCTTTTATCTTTTTCGCCTTGAATTGATCCAGAAACAGAATATCCATTAATTTCTAACTTCATTAACCTTTCTGCAATCATTTTCTCTAAATGAGGAGATACAGTTTTAAAAGCTGCTTTAGCTCCTGCCTGAAGAGTTTTAGCTTTCATTACTGTACTAACATCTAACATTCCATAACAAGCTGCTAAATACTGCTTTAAATCATAAAGCCCATCTAACAAATCATTGTGAGGTACTGCTTCATGTTTTAAACTCCAATCTTTATTCTCAACCAACCCATCCTCTTCAACATGTTCAATAAATTGAATATCTAAACCGCCAGATTTTTTAATTCTTTTAACTCCATTAACTGCTATTTCGTTTCTGATTTTATTCATGATGTTTTTTTTTGGAGAACCTTAAAACTAACAATCCAGAAGGAATTGCTTTCTATGTTTAATTAATGCTCTTTAGTTTTTCAAATGTAATTAAAATATTTTAAACGCACATTGAAACGTGCGATAACAGCCACGATATTTCATGCGAAAAGCACGAAAACATCGTTTGGTGTTAGCAACTATAAAAGGCTTTTTAAGTAACCTTCTGCCAGCTTTTGTGTCATACTAATATATCCTGTTTCTTCTTCGTGCTTAGTGTATAAAGCCTTTAACAGTTCACTTTGTTTGCTAACAC